GAAGGATCGTTTGGAAGCGAAAGGACAATAACGTCCTGTGTTCCTGCATGGATAGGTTCATGCCCCGTCCCTCCGCAATGCGGACATTCGGTGTTATCTATCAAGAATCCTTTTCGGCATCCCGGATTCTTACAAGGCGTGGCATACATAAACCTTTGTGGAAAGGCGGTAAGAGAAGTAGAGAGGTCGAGTTCAGAATCTATTTTTAAAGTCTTTTCAAGAAAAGGCACTACCTCATGGAAACATGATGTCAAAGTACGGCCTTTTGTAACAGGATCTTTCTTATAGCCGAACCGTATTGCAGGGACTTTTTCATTCTTTGGTTCGAAGTATTGAACGGAATAGAATTTCTTTGCCAACTCTAATACTTCTTCATCCATCCCTTTTGATGCTACCTGAGTAAAGACTATCGTGTCATTTCCGAGATAGATTGTAAATTTATAGCCGTCACGTTCAATACCGTTATCCATATAGGTTATCGGAAGCCTGACAACAACATATTGGAGTATCTCGTTTTTATACCTGAAGTCGATAACTTCTTTGGATGAAGCGATAAAAGGATATGGTTTTGCTTTTTCAGTCTTAGGATCAAAGTCATCAAATTCAGTTATCAAAAAAGCATTCGGGTCGAGATAGTTATAGTCGACAAAAGCATATTCCATATACTTGTCAAGCGACTTGTCGCCCCAATAAGTGTTTATATACTTTTCCAGTTCAGTTTTTTTATTCTCCGATTCTTCAGGGAACTCGATTTTTCTCGTAAGTGGCTTTTTTCGTGTAACCTTTTTGAACGGAAGTTTTGTTGAATTGATCGTGGAGGGAATGATAGATCGGTATATTCGTTTGATTTGATCGAATTCTTCAGGTGTAACACGTGTTTCAATCCTTTGCAGCAGAGATTCTATTTTGTCGCCAGTCACCATCTTGTAATACAGGTCGGCAAGATCGGTAACACGCTTATAGTCTACATGAGTCGTATCTTTGTCCACAATAGTCTTAAGCAGCTCATAACCATCTTCTTTAATCATAGAAATATGTTTTTAATAGTTCCACAATCAGATATTCAAATGTATCACCGAGGTGTCCGTATTTCTGGTACTTCTCTTTGGTGTCGGGGTCTGTGTAGAGGTCTTTGTTTTTTGCCCCATCAATGCCTTGTTTACAATACATAAGGTCAGCAACCAAATGATGGCAGTTTTCGCCTATCTCAACCC